CGAGAGAGTCAGGCATCGAAGATCTCCGTGCGTCCCCGTGCTATCGCCCGCCGGACTTCGGCCACCGTCCAGCCCAGCCGGTAGGCGATCACCTCGATCTCGCGGTCCGTTCGTTCCGGTCGGGAAGTAATGCGGCCTGACTTCTCGCCCGCTGTCAGCAGTCGCTCGAGCGACACGAAGTCCCCGGCGGATGCCACCGCTTCCCGGCCGTTGGGACCGGTTCGCCAGTGCGTCGGCCGTGAGATCATGTGCCACCTCCCCCCACGCTACGGCTCACGTCGTGCCGTCCGCAGGGGGTGCGGACGCTTGGCACTCGGCGAGGCATGCCGCGTAGCCGGCGAGGTCAACGGCGTTGTCAGGGTGGGGCCGCGGCCCGAGGTCGCGGGCGAGCTTGTCGAGCAGCATGATCCGAGCCCAATCGGACGTTGTCAGCGGCCGTCGCAGCACCGAGGCGAATAGGCTGTTGACCATGCCCACCGTCCTTTGGAAATGCTCTTGGGGCGGGCCGTAGACGCGGTGGCGGTCGAGGACGGCGGCCCGTGCCGTGTCGAGAAGCTGCACGGCCACCGGCGGGCCTTCCGCCTCCTCGATCAACGTCGCCTCCGGCTCGATCTCGTCGCCGGGGAAGTGCTTCAGTTCGCGCTCGCCTTGCAGGATGTGGTCAACCGGGTATTCGCATGCCATTCGCCGCGTCTCCTGAATGTGTCGCACCAGCCGCCGAGCATCGCCGGCAAGAGAGCCGAGTGTGCCCGTCCAACAGTTGGAGGCACCGGCCCTCTGGATGCGTTGGTCGATCGTAACGAGGTCGGCGTCTGTCACGATTGGCGTACCTTGCCAGCCTGGATGCGGAAGTTCTCAACGTCGAACGAGCGGTCGGCGTGGACCGCCACGACCGCAGCGCCGTGGTTCCATTTGTTCAGCCGTGCGTAGGCGGGCCGCATGTCACACAAGCACCCTGTCGAGAAGCACACCGTCTCCGATCCCATCATGTCGGGCTCAGAGTGTGTCGAGGTGCGGTGCCCGTGGCCTTCGAGCACGGTGTGATGCAGACGCATGAACGCCCCGCGGGCTTGATTCACCGGCGAGCTGATCCCGTTGCCCTTTTCGTGCCCGTGCAGCACCGGCAACGCACCGCAGAGAATGATCCGCTTGTCCTTTACCAACTCGATCCCGAGCCGCTCAAAGCCGTACCAATTGTCGATTCCCATGATCGGGTCGTCGCTGATTTCGGGGGCGTGCTGGAATAGCCAAGATTCCCACCTCTCTTCATGGTTCCCGAGTTTGGCGACGATGCGAATGCCGGGGAACTCCTGCCGCATCCACTTCAAAAGATCGCGGCCGGCGTGCAGCTCGTTCTTAAAGTTGCGGTGCTTCGGATTCTTCTCGTGCCGGCTGATCGAGTAGAAGTCTGCCCAATCGCCGTTCAGCAGTAAGGCGTCGATCTTCTCGCCCTGGAGGTGATCGACTGCGGCCCGCAGCGCCGTCTCGTCGTGGTAAGGCACGTGGATGTCAGACAGGATGCCTACCTTGCCGACGATCCCGAGGTCGAACGGCAGCCAGGGCTCGGCCTGGCTCGGCGGCATTGCCATCAGCGTGCCGGCCGGCCGCGGCTCGCGGTGCAGTTGCTTGCTGGGGGCTTCCTTCCGCCTGGCGGACCCGCACAATCCGAGAGCGAGTCGCACCCGAGTGCGGGCCTGCTCGAGCGTCAGTGCCCCGTTCGTCTCGGCGACGATCCGGCGGGCGAGCGTCCGCGCCGGCGCGTCCGGGTGTGCCTCGACGATTCGGCGGACAATCGGCGTGATCCCGTCACCGTCATAGGTGCGGCGTCTAGCCATCGTTGTCCTCCTCGCGGGTCACCCCGAACGCCTCTAGCACGGCCGACGCCTCTTCCGCGAACTCCGTCACCTCGCCCTCGTCGAGACACCACCAGCGAGCGTGAATCAACTCGTGGAGCAGCACTTCAACGAAGTCCACGCCCACCAACTTCTCTGAGACGCGGATCGTCCCCGTCTCGTCGTTGCAGTCGCCGAGCCGGTCGGCAGGCACCTTGCAGACGCGGATCTTCCATTTCTTCGCGCCGATGTGGACCGTGCAGGTTCGCTTCGCCATGCTCGCCTCCGCGGTCAATCGTGACGGTGGGGGCGGTCACCCCGGCGGGGGTGTGGCTTCAGCCCTGGCGGCTTCAATGGCGCGGCCGACCATGATCCGGGCCGCGGTGGCGATGAACGGCAAGCCCTTCTTCTCGGCGGCTTGCCGTAGGTGCTCGACGATCTCCTCGATCCGGCGGAAGCTCTCGTCGCATCCCCAGGCGTCCATCTGGGCGGCGTAGGAATCGCAGCCGCATTTCCCGTCGTCACGGATTCCCCACCATGCCAGCGAGCGCGTGAGTTGGCAGCCAGGGCCGCAGGGCGGCGGCAGCGGCTTGCGACATTGGCGGATAGCTCCGCGGACCTTCGACACGAAGCCGCAGCGGGGGCAAGTGGCGTCGGGGGCGGAGAGGTCGCAGTTCATGCGGTAATCTCCCAGTCAAACGTACCTGTGGTGGCGGCACCGTTGGCAAAAGTGATCTGCCCTCCGGTTCCGCTCTTGATGACTCCTGTTCCGCAAATCGGCACAGGAGTGGTATTCAACCAATTCAAAGTCGCAAGAACGCACTCGGACACGCCAGAAATCGTGACCACTCGTCTTATTGACTGCGCAATTGTGCCGACCCTTATGGAGCTGGCAACGATGTACTCCTGATATCCCCAAAAACTTCCGACGCTGCACGTCAGGTCAGCATAGTTTTCCCAAAGATCGCAGAAGTTAGGAGCGCGAGTCATAACGTACGTTCCGGCCAATCCGGCCACAGTCGCTCCACCAGATAGCGATACGTTTTTGATCTCGAGGTAGATCGTGTTTGGAGGAGCACTCCCACTACACGCCGTCGCGCACGGCGTCCCCTCCTCGTAGCACTCCCGCACGATCCCATACAGAACGTGCTGCCGCTTTTGCGTGGCCCAACGGATTCTCGCCTGAACGCTGAACGTCGTCTCGACGTTCTGGCACTGCAAAGCAAACGATACCGTTCCGTCGTTTGTCCGCGGATCGGCCGCCAACGCGCCGCCCGACACCAGCGGCACCGATGCAACCGTTACAGGGCCGTCGGCCGCAGTAAAGACGCGACCATCGGGAAACACCACCGCGCCCGTAGACACGGTCACCGTGATGACGTTTTCGGTGAGCGCCGTCGATGCCGGCGGGATCGTGCCGACCCCGAGCGTGTAGCTACTCCGCCAGAAAGAAAACCGATACGTGCAAGGAAACCGCGTCCCACCGCCGTAGCTGCCGCCATCGCTGAAACCGCCGCCGACTTGCTGAAACCACGGGCCGGTCCCGTCCATGCCGTTGTAAGGGTCGGACGTGTCGTTGTCGCCCGATGCCGAGAGGTAGCCGTCGGCCGGATTGCCCATCTCAACGCCTTCAAAAAAGCGGGTGTAGACAGGCTCAAACGCGGTGCCGGTGTGCGGCTCGGTGCAGGTGCGCGTGCAGACTTCGCACGGCACACACGTGCATTGCTGGCAGCCGCCTTTTCCTCCGAGCAGCATCAAGCACACTCCGACCATTCAAGGTGCCATGTCCCGTCGATACTCTCGCATCCGACCCAGAATCCACCGGTCGGCCCCGTCACCGTCTGAGCCCGGTTGATCGCGGTGAACTTCGCCGGCCCGCTCGTCCCGGTGACAGCCTGCGAGCCGTCGCCCTTCCAATGCGTCACCGATGCCGTAGCGTTCTTGCTCCACGTTCCCGTCACCTTCCCGAGCCGGATGCCGGCCGCCCCGGCCGCCCCGAACCGCACGATGGCCCACTTCCCCGCCCCGGTGCCGGACTCTTTCCAAAGGATCGTGGCTTCCCCGCTCGACGCCGACGTGAGTTGCGTGAGGTCGCCGTCCTTCGCAGTGGCGAAGGTGTCGGACTCGCTGACCACGTTGATCTTCGCCTGCACGACGCCCGCCACCGCCACCCGCCCGATCTTGCCGGCCGCGATCGGCTCGACGGCAACGACGAACGACGAGCCGCCAGTCGGCAAGCCGCCGGAGAGAACCGGCTGATCTTGAAACTGCTGCGTGGCGTTGCCGGTCGCCCCCGAGGGCGTGAATACCACGCCGGCGACGGAGAGGACGCCCCAGCGGTTGACGGTGCCGGTGGTTGAGTTGCGGGCGAGGATCGGTGTGTAGGGCTTAGGGCCGTCGATCTGAGCCTCGCCGGCCTGCCCGTACCGATCGCCTAGGACGATGTCGGCAGCGTCCTGGGCGCGGTTCCACGCTCGAGCAGATATCTGCCCGCGGAGCGGACCAGGCTTGATGCGGTTGGGTGCGCCGTCGCTCATGCCACACCGATCCCGATCTTCGAGAAGTCGCCGTCGGGGTAGACGCGGTTGCAGTACACCGCCACCGGCAGCCGGACAAGCTGATTTTTGGTGGCGTCTGCGTCCGTTGCATACCGCACCCACACCACTTCGTGCCCGTACGCTTCGACGTTGGCGATGTCGCCGATCTTCGCCTTCGGCAGCGTTTGCCCGACGTTGGGATTGGCGACAAACTTGAACGACAGCGACCACGGACCGTAGCCTCGCTGCTCGTCCCACTCGTGCGTGCCGGAAGCCCCAACGAACAGAACTTCCCCCGGCTGAAACGAACGGAAAGCCTCCTTGTTCACGCTGCCGGTGACCGAGGCAATATTCTTGATGTAGGCGTTGGTGACGTAGCCCGAAGGCACGTCGTAGGACTCAGTCCACGACAGTGCAGGAACGACGATATCGACGCCGTTTACGCCGTTGTCATCGACGTTAATGGCACCCTTGAACGAGGCCGCGTCGTTGAGCCCGCCCGGCCCGTACTTCCGCTCGCCCACGTCGCCGTTGTTCATGTCGAGCGCGTTGGTAACGTGTCGCGTGCCGCCGGTCGTGTCGAACGACCGAGCCCGCTTGAGCGGTGCCACCTGCGACGAATCGTCGGCCCCGATCTTTTCGTAGGCGATCGTCACTTTCCAGCAATCATCGCCCTGGTACTCGACGCTGTAGGACTCGGATCGCAGCCGTACGGTCGGCTGGCCTGGGTACTGCCAGTATTGATACTGGGCGGTGATCTGCTGGTTTGCCGAGGCGTGCAGAGCGTCTTCGTTGGTGGTGCCGAAGACGTTGAAAACGCGGGTACGAGTGCTTGCGTCCTTCCGCCCGAGACGGAAGATCGTTGCCGACCTTGAGGTGCTGTCTTCCACCCATGTCAGTGCCATTACACACCCACCTGTCCGGCCATCGCGGCCGCCTTAAGGTCTTCGCGGATCTTTCTCAGGGTGTCGAGCTGCTGCGCCGGGATCGAGCTGGCCCCCATCTGGCTGAGTCCGGCCGCTCCGAACTGAGCCGTGGTGGTCGCCTTCATCGACGACTCTGGATTGGCGACAGCGTTCGGCACCGGGAAGCGATTGACTTGGTCTTGGAGATTCTTGTTGGCTTCCGCCACTGCCTGGGCACGGGTGCCGACGTTGGCAGCCGTCCGGCCAGCACGCTCACGCCGCAGCCGGTCCGCATCCTCCGACATCGCCGCTTGCCGGTCGCGGCTTTCCTGCTGCATCTGCGCCTTCTGCTCGTCGGTCAGCCCGGTCCGGCCGGCAAATCCCGGCCGGTCGCGGCCACGCTGCTCGGCGTTGGCAGCGTTGGCTGCGTCGATGCGGGCGAACTCCGCCGCGGCCGCCTCGTCGGAGACTCTGCCGACCCGCCGCCACATCTCCGTCCAGCCCTTCTGGATCAAGCCGGTCGTGTTGTCCCACAAGGCAGCCATCGAATTGAGGACGTTGTCCATCGCCCCAAGGATGTAGCTGCCCCATTCGCTCGTAGCCATGTCCGTCCACATCTGATCCCACATGGCTGCCATGCCGACGCTCATGTCGGAGAAGACGTTCTGCACGGCCTCGATCCACGGGTCGAGCGATCCCATGATCGCCTGCTCGCCTCGAGCCCACGCCGCGGCCCAGCCGGCCCACAGCACATCGACGGCCCCGGCGAGGTCGCCGGCCGCGATCGCCCGGTAAACGCCTTCGACGGTGAGATTCACGGTGTCGAGCAGATCACCGAACACGGCCTTCAGATTGCCGATCGGTGTGGAAAAGGCGTTGCCGATCACGCCGGCGAGCTTGCGGAAGTCCACCCCAGCCAGAGCCGCACCGGCCGCCAGCCCGCCGAGGACTGCCACCGCTGCTAACACCGGCCCGCTGGTGGCAAACGCCGCGACAGCGACTGCCGCACCCTTGACCATGCCGAGAAACCCGCTGACCGGCCCGATGGACGCCGCGATCGTGCGGGAAAGCGTCGTCATGGCGAAGCCGAGGGCGTACGTCGCCGTTCCCCAGAACGTGAAATATCCGCCGACCGCGACGGCCAGGCGGACGAGCTGCTGGTTGTCGCGGACGAACTTCGCGACGGCCTTTGCGGCCCCGGCCACGACGTTGGCGATGCCGACAAACGCCGGCGCAACCGCCTCGCCGACAGCGTTGCCCACGTCCTTGAGCGCCCGCTGCATGTTCTCGATCTCGGCGGTTCGCTCGACGAACGCCCCGCCGACGGCAAGGATCGGCCCGGCAATCGCCGCCCCGATCGCCGCCATGCCCATGCCGGCCGATTCCAGCGTCATGCCGACATCGGCGATCTTGGTGTTGATCGTCGAGAGCGCTGAGAGGAACTTCGACGGGTTGGCACCGATCTCGACGTACACCTGACCGCCGCGAACTGCCGATGCACTCATGGACTAGCCTCCGGCGGGACCGAACAAGGCTTCGAGGTCTTCCTGCGTTGCTTCTCGCTTCGAGGTCGGTTTCGCAGTCGTGAACGGATTCAGTTTCGATGCGTCGATCGCCGGCTTGCCCTGGGCACGATTTGCGTTGGCGAATTGGGCCATCTGCTGTGCGGTGTGCCACCAGTCGGATTCAAGGCGAGCGTCCCTCGCCGCCGTCAACTCTCGGAGGGTTCGGTTGTCTGGATCGAGGCCGGTGATTCCGCAGCACTCCCAGATGACGGCCCAGGTGCCCGAATAGCCGCCTCCGCGTTGTCGATCATCTGATCCGCCAGCTCCTTCATCCTGGCTGACAGAGCCGCGATCGCGCCGCGGAGGCGCGGGGGGAAAAAACCGACAAGCTCCTCCTCGACTGCTAGCCCTCCCTGCTCGAGGGACTCGCCGCGGAGAGCGTCGAGGAACTGTTCCTTGGTCAGCCCCTTCTGGATGATCTGCGGCAGCAGCAGAGCGGCGAGCGTCTCGCCGAGCGCCGAGAAGTTCGACCGCAAGACCTGAAACGTCCTGGCGATCTCGCCGGCGTCGATCAGATCGAACGGCACCGCCTCGGTCGGGGTCGGCTCGTCGGCCGTCTTCGGCGGGAGCACCACCCGGACCAAGTCCTTCACTCGAGCGGCCGACAACACGGTCAGCGCCACGTGCCACGGGCGGCCCTGGTCGTCCCGAAACTCTCTCATGTGCGCAGTCCTGTTTGGGTCTTCGTCATCTGGATCGACCATTGCCGCTTGTCATCAAGCGGGATGGCATCCGAGACGTTGGCGACGACCGCCGTAAACGAGTAGCCGGCCAGCACGACAGCGATCTCAGTGCCGGCAATGGCTGCCGCGATGGCGGTCGTCGCCGCGGCGTCGTCGATTGTGTCGATGCTGATCGACACCCCGTAGCCGGTGTGGTATGAGATCGTCGCCCGGCTGCCAAAGGGCGTGATCTCTCGCGTGGTGCCGGTAACGCTCACCTGCACGTCGCGGACGCCGGGAACGGTCACGCCGTCCCACGTTACGACAACGTCACGCCCGAGAGAGATAGCCATGCCGCCCCCTCGTGGTCAGGAGGTCTTCTTCGCCGTCAACGTAAACGTGACCGGCCCGTCGAGCGGCCGATTTTCCGAGACGTTGAGGACGACGTAGCCGGTGCCAGCGCCGGCAAGGCTCGTGATGACGGCCGTCGCGTCGAGACACTCAATCTCGGCGACGCGGGTAACGAATCCGCCGGTGGCCGCCTTGAACGAAATGCCGCTCGCGTTGACCAAGCCGCGATGCGTCACGTCGATCGCGGTTACCTCTTGGTTCCACGTGACGTTGATGATTCCGGTCGCGCCGTTGCCGCCCGTTGGTGCGCCGCCGTCCCGACCGAGAGCTACTGCCATGTCGATCGCTCCTTATTGGACGCCGCGGGTGCAGGAAACGGAAAACGTCACCTTGTCGTCGAGCGGCTCGGACTGGCTGACGCTCGTCACGAGGAACTTGACCGAAGAGAGGTTGTGGCCGTTGGCCCCGGTGGCACTGACGGCGACCACGCTGCCGACAGACACGCCCGGCGCGTCGATGCACGTGAGGTCGAGCGTCTGCTCGGCCCAGCCGCGCAGAATCGTCCGCTCGGTGTCGCCCGCCTTCGTTTTGTCGATCTCCGTGAACGTGGTCGTGATCGACCCGTCGCTCACGTTGCTGATCCCCGTATAGGTGACGTTCTTGCCGAGAACGATCGTTTCGCCGGCCATGAGAGCCTCCGCGTAGGGGTGTGGCTCTATCGTCGGCGGCAGGGCGGCAAGGCCGGAGGGGGTGTGGCGGGTCAGAACAACTTGAGCTGCTTCTGACCGCCGGACGCCGGGCCGGAAATGAAGTCGCGGAACGCTTCCGGAATCTTCGGCCCGGCCTTCTCGACGCCTTGTCCCATGTACCGACGACCCTTCACCCGGCGACGGCCCCAGAAGAAACTCTCGCCCCAGATCAGACGCCGGCCGCGGCGGTATTCCACGAACTCGCGGACGCCCTTCGGCTCGTTGGACAGGGTGCCGAAGACGGCCCCGGCGAACTTCTTCGGGGCTCGCTTTGGGATGACCGAGCCAGGCGTGAACCACAGCGACACGCTGCCGCCGACTTCGTGCAGCTTGTTCATCGACGGAGCCATCCGCGGGCCAATCACCACCGACTGCGTGACCGAGTCGTAGTCGGAGATGATGTCCGACCGCAGAAATCCCTTGGGGAATCTGTCGGTCTTCCAACTCGTCACGCGGTCCGGTTTCGGAATCTGGTATCGCTTGATGACGATCTGCCGGCCGTCCTTCGTTCCGCCGTCGATGAACTTCGGAAACGTCAGTTCCTTGCGGACGGACATCGAGCGTTGAGTGGCCCGACGGACTTCCATGCCGGCGATCTTGAGCGCCTTCGCTCGCCCGGTGCCTACGCGGGTCTTCAGTTCCGCCCACTTAAAGAGCGTGATGTTTTGAGCCTTCCGAATGGCCCGCTTTTCCGACGGCTCCAGCATCGACAGATCAACGTCGAACTTGATGCCGCCGGCACTGGTGATCGTCGCCCGCTGCTTCGGCATCATCCATGTCATATCAGTGACTCCTCGGCACCCTGAAAGTCACGACGATCCCCGCCCGCCACACGTTCCGCTCTTGCAGAGCGTCACCGGGATTCTTCTCGACGACAATCGTCTGCGGCGACGTGACGCCGGTCGGCCACGTGATCCCCGGCCAGTTGTGATCTTCGAGCTTGCCCAGCAGCTCCTCGAGCATCTCAAGCATCACGTCGCAATCCGCCTCTTCCGGCGTGTGCCGGGCGAGGTAAATCTCGACCGCGTAGTCCCGCATGTGAGACGACCGGGCGATCCGCTCCGACTCAATTGAGCCGTCGGTGACGCAGATCACCGGGTCGGCAAGGTCTTCGATGTCGTAGCTTGGAAAGTTCTTGCTCTCGACGAGCACCGTCGCGGCCGTCGCCGTGAACGTCACCGCGTCGAGCGAGGCGACGAGCGCCGTGATGATGTCCGCTTGGATGCTCACAGGCTCGCCTCCATTGCCGCTGCGTTGCCGACGATCCGCTCGTCCCAGTGCAATTGTGCGGCAGCGGCCCTGGCATGCGTCAGGGCGTCCGCCTTGCGTCCGAGGTGCCAAAGGGCGATCGACGCCAGTTCGGACGCCCTGGCCTTCGCCAGCGGGTCTGTGGCGTGCGTGCTGACCGGCGAGGCAATTGCCCGCTCGGCGAACTCCAGCGACCGCGGCCAGTCTTCGCCGTGGTGAGCGGCAAGCGCCAGCCGTTCCCACCCGTCGGGCTCGCCCGGCGATTCCCTCGCGGCCCGCTCGAGGTAAGCCCCGTCGCCGGTGATCGACGCCAGCCGCCGAAGAGCGTAGGCACGCTCCGTCGGCGATCCGCCGGCCATCTTCAAGAAGCCCGCGAACTCGCCCGCCGCGGTAGGAATGCCCGCGTAGTCCAGCTCGCGGGCGTAGTACCACCGCGCCCGTGCGTCGGCCGGCGACTCGTTGACCGCGACCTTCAGCAAATCGAGGTCGGTCTTGTGCGCCTTGTTCTTGTCCCGGTGGTGCTCGACCACCAGGCCGTCGCACTTCCGCTGCACCTTCTCGCCCGACCAGCAGACGAGCCCTTCGTGCGTGGCCTGCCGCCAGACGAATCCCGACCGGGCGTGGACCCGATCGCAGTGGAAACGCAGGAGCGGACGGCCGGCGTCGTCCATCGACCACCAGTAGTCGTAGACGAGGTTGTTGGCGTTGCCGTCCCAAGCCGCTTCGATTGCCGCTCGCCAGCCGGGCTGGGGCCGCTCGTCGAGATCGACGCGGAAGGCCACATCGACATCGGCCGGCAGATTGCAGAGCGACTGCGTCCACGCCACATCCCACCGCCACGGTACGACGTAGGACCGGGCCACCGTCACGCCGGCCGCCTGGAGCTGCTCGACGGTGCCGTCGGTCGAGCCGGTGTCGGTCACCACGCGGACATCGGCGTCGGCGGTCGCCGCGGCCCACGCTTCCGCGTGCTTGGCTTCGTTCTTGGCGAGAGCGTAAACGCCGATCCTCATAGCGTGTACTCCTTCGGATTGCCGACCGTGTACCACGCCAGCGGCTCTTCGACCCGCATGATCCCGGTGAGCCTGGAAGCCCGCTGCCAGTAGTCCCAGTCCTCGCCAAAGCCGACGGCTTGCTGATCGCCCAACCGCTCGACGATCTTGCTGTGGATCATCGCGGTCGAGTTGATGACGGGATTCATGGCCCGGCAGATCGCGGTCACGTCGCGGGTGGTGTCGGTGATCTGCACGCCCTGCGTCCCGTGGTGGTAGCCGCTGACAACGCCGGCGGGATCGCGGTTGAAGGCGTTGGAACACAGCACCCCGTACCGGCCGTTCGACCCGACGGCCGCGAACTGGACCGCGGCCTTCGTCTTCAGCCATTCGTCGTCGTCGTCGAGGAACGCCACCCACCCGGAGAATCCGATCTTGAGCACGTGCCGGATCGCTTCGTTTCGCACGGTCCCGACGGCAAAGCCCGCCCCGGTTTCCTCGCGGCTCGACACGGCTCGCCGGAGGACCGTCAGCCGCGGGCTGCCGACGATCTCCTCAAGCCACTGATACCGGGGATCGTCGGAGGCGTCGTCCACGACGAACACTTCCGCCGGCGGGACGGTCTGCGTCAGCGCCGACCGGATCGCCCGCAGGCAGAGCCGGTAGCGGTTGCGTGTCGGGATCACCACGACGTAGTCGTTCATTGGTAGCCCGCCAGGATGGTGCCGTTGTGGTCGCAGCGCCACGAGTCAAACCAATCCGGGTGCAGCCGCCAGACGTTGGCCCACGTGTTCACCTCCCACGTAGCCTGCCCGGCCTCGATCTGCCGCTGGGCCTCAATCCGTACCGCCATGTCGAGCCACGACGCCATGTTCCGCGGCACGGCGAGCACCCCGCCGGCACAGTGCCACGCCACCCTCTCCGGCGGCACGGGTGCGAACGGCGGCCCCCAGATCGACGCCATGCCGACCCGGTCGCGGCACCGCTCGCCGGCACGCTCCGCCAGGCGTCGGATGCCGTCGGCCGTGATGCCCGGCACGTGGAAGATTCCGAAATCGATCCAGAGCAGCACTTCCGCGTCGGAGTAGCTGGCAGCGTCGGCGAGCCACGCCGTCTTCTGGTGCTGAACGCTCAGGAACGCCCGCGTGTCCTTGCCCACCGTGCCGTCCGGCAGCCCGGCCCCGTCGGACGCCTGCCAGTACCAGCAGCGCTCAAGAGACGCATGCAGCCGCAGCAGGCCGGGCCGGGACCGCATGACTGCCGACGGATCGAGGAACGCGACCGTCGGAAGCCCGACATCAACGAGCTGCTGGCCAAGATCGGTGTACCGCTCGTGGCCGCGATGCTCGCTGTTGAGCCGGACGTACCCGGTCACGATATGGGCTGGAGCAGATCGCATACGTCCTCCTCTGCGAGCGTTGTCGTCCACGCCTCGGCGTCGTTTACCCCGAAGGCGACGACGATCTGCCCGTCCAGAGCTGCCAGACCGGCGGCGAACTCGATCGACTTCGTGCCCTTGAACGAGAACAGCGGCGACCACCGGCGAAGCGTGAACCCGGCGTCGAACCACACGAAGCGATGCTCGTAGGCTCGCCGGCCGTCCTCGATGTGCGCCACTTCGTGAACGATCGCCAGCCAGCCGCCGCGGACCGGGACGAGCTGCCCGCCGCCCCGGAAGCCCCTGGCGAGGTGCGGAGCCGCGCCCCGGCCTGTCACCTCGTAGACGCCCGGCATGTCGGCGTCGGCCGCCACCGTGACCGTCTGCCCGCCGTGGTTGGCTGCGTACATCCAGCCGTCCTGGCCGTCGATCGGCATCCAATTTTTCTCGTGAGGCTGGAGCCCTTCCCATTCCAGCACCCGAAGCCCGTGCAGCCGGGCCTCGCCCACGTCGAGATCGGCCACCCCGATCCGGCACTGCCCTGCCCAGGGTGCCGCGTCGCGGACCGTCGCGGAGACGCTGACGCCGCGGGGCGTCCGCCGTAGCCGGCAGTCTTCCAGGCCGTGGACCGGGTAGCCGTTCGGCTCGTAGGCCGGCGGGACGATCACCCGCCGGTCGTAAGCGTTCCCGTCGCGGTCGATCCGGCAGAGGATGTTCTCGGTCTTGATCGCCCCGTCGTCCTCCGGCGGGATCACGTAGCGTCCGGCCGCGTCAATCCGGTAGTTGCTCGACCGCACGATCGCCAAGAGGCCGGTGCCGTCGGGGATGATCGTCGGGTTAAAGGTCGTCCAGCCGGCGTGCGCCGGCTCGACTTCGATCCGCTGGGGCGTGTGGAACGCCAGTTCGGCCAGCAGCGGCGTGTACCACGTGCGATTCGCCCGAGCCTGGCGCTCAAGGTCGTCCGGCAGCGGCCTGTTCAAAAGCCGGTCGCTTGCTCGTCGTCCGGTGTCGATCTCGCCGCAGTAAAAGGCGTGGATTGCCAAGGCGTGTAGGTGTTCTTGCATGCGGTCCTCCTCGGCTGGCAATCGTGCCGGGAGGGGCGGGGGGAGCGGAGGGGGTGCGTCAGCGACCCTGCGCCTTCTTTGCGGCCAGCCGCTTGGCGAGGAAGGCCGCAGCATCGGCGTCGAAATCGGGGTTGTAGAGCTTGAAGTCTTTCATGTGGCCGATGACGAGATGGCAGTCCGTGCCGTCGCATATCGGAGCCACGTTGCTCTCGACAAGCTCTAGGTCTGGCCGGATGTGGAACGGGATTTTGTGGTGGCCAGTCAGCGGGCCCTTTGATCCGCAGCAGGCGCACACCTTGCCGCGGAGAAACGCCTTCACCCAGGCTGGCCATCGTGAAGACCGGGGAACGCCAGCGGCGATCGCGCCGGGGTCGGTTTTGCGGAAAAGGTCGAACATATTCATCCCCACTCAATCGGGTCGGGCTCTGGCAGCATCGCCACCGCTTCATGCCACGGGATCACCTCCACGCTCGCCCCGAGGACGGCTTGATCGGCGTTGGCCCACATGGCGGCCAGGAGCCCGCCGGGCCTCACTTCGGTGAGAACGTCGGCGCACAGCATCAATCGCCCATCGGTGAGCGGCAACGGAACCGGAACACAATTTGTGCTTCCGTGAGCGGCATGGAGTTGGCCGAGCCTTGCGGCCAGGACGGGCAAAAACACCAGCGCAAGCCCGCGGGCATCGGTTTCGGAGATCGGCATGGAGAGGTCACGCAAAAGCATCGCGTCACCTCCCGAGGGCAGCGTTGAATTGGATTACCGCAGCGGAGAACGCGGCGGCCTGCGTGGCGTTGAGCCCTGTTCCGATGCTGTATATGCGAAGCCGACCGGCCGAGAATTGCCCGGAGAGCGGAGAGCCATTGAAATTGGCGTTGAAGACAAACATTCCCAAAGCATTATTTGCTGTCGAAAGGTTGGTTGTGTTGGTGGTGGATAACGAACCCGCGCGGTAGATCGCGGCCGACGCTGCCGCTGTCCTAGTGCCGATGACGTGAGCTTCTGTCGCCCCCGGAGACGACACGACAGGAAACTGGCCACCGCTGAGACTTCCGTGACGGTATGACCTCCCCGTCGCGTTGAACGAGCAGAAATCGTCGAGAACAAGCAAGCCGGGCGTCGTGTTATTGTACGAGCCCAAAAAGACAGGGTTTCCGGCTGTCGCCGCTTGGGTCGCGCTCGCAGACAGGTGAACGCTGGTGGCTGAAGGCAAACTGTTAGACGCCAATCCCGTTTGCAAATACTTGTTCGTACCGTTGCCCTTGAGCCCGCCAGTTGCCCCCGTCTCAACGAAGTCGGCCGAAACGAAATTGACGTTAGTGTCGGTCGCGTTTCCGAAGGTGGTCCCGCCAAACGTCGGCCCACGGTAGAGCGGAACGAGACAGCCAGAGAGGTTGCCGCCCGCAAACGGATTGAGCCGGTAGATGGCGGATCGAAAACCGCCGGGGCCAGTTGAATCCGCTGCGGCGCAAAATGCGCTCACGGCACGAATCACGCTCGAGGAAATAGTGCCCCCGTTGTCCGAGACTCGCTTGGCCCAGTCGATGGCTTCGTGGTGCAACGTCTCTGAAACGAAAACCGGGAGCGGCATCAGATCACCCGCCAGCGATTGCCGTCGTACTGCGCCACCACGTTGCCGCCGTTGGCAGGCGCGACTATGGACCCGGCCCACGGAACACCGAACTGAGCGTTGGCGTTCGCGCCCGTCGCGTGATTGAACGTCGCCGCGCCGGTGGTTCCGATAACGAGAAACTGCTTTGTGGTTCCAGTCGGCCCCGTAATGTTCAGAGCCTGGATCGCCGCGCCTGTGGCGAGCGTGAGGTAGTAAACGTCGAACGCGCCGTCGATCGTCAGCGGGTTGTATGTGCCGGTGCCCGAGAGCGAGACGCCAGTGACGGTAGTTTGATAAGCCGGGCCAGTCGGCCCCTGCTCGCCTGCCGCGCCGTTGCTGCCCGCGGCACCCGGCGCACCAGTCGGGCCGGTCACCGTGGACGCCGCTCCGTTGCTGCCGGCCGCACCGGTACTTCCGGTCGGGCCGGTCGGGCCAGCCGCCCCGGCGCTGCCGTTGCTGCCCGCGGCCCCCGCCGCGCCCGTCGGCCCCGTGGCCCCGGCCGCGCCGTTGCTGCCGGCCGCACCGTTGCTGCCCGGCACGCCCGTCGGCCCGGTCACCGTGGACGCTGCACCCGCGGTCCCGGTTGCACCCGTCAGGCCGGTGGCCCCGCCGTTGGTGTTGAGGAACGTCAGGAGCTGAGACAGCGTCGCCGCCCGCGTGCCGACCGTGCCCGTCGGGCCGGACGGCCGCGACAGAATCAGAAAGTCGGTGCCGGTGACGCCGGTCGCCGCGGGCAACTGGTCAACGCGCTTGAAAAGCGGCATGCGGTCACCCTTGAGCGGTCAGCGGCACGACGATCTCTTCGCCCTGGTCCGTGATAATGTACGTCTGATCGCGGTCCGACCGCTTCGTGTGGACGCGAACGAGGTGCTGGAAGGCGTCCCCGTAATGAAACAGCGGCACTCCCCTCGGCGCGGCCACCTCGTAGAACACCGACACGCCGCCGATGTCCTCGACAATCAGATCACCCCGCAGCGGCTCGCCGTACGGCAGGTCGGCCGTCTTGACGATGTAGTCCCTGCTCTCCCACTGCTCGGTGACACCGTTCTGGCCCGACGACTCGAACATGCTCTTGCCGATCGTGGCGACGAACTGCGAAGAGTTCGCGCCTCGCTTGTATGCCACGGTGAGCGACGCCGACGCAGCGAACTGGTCGGCGAGCCACGCGGCACCGTCGGAAAGCATGTCAGCCACGGGGCACCTCCAAGACACAAGACCGCCGGCGGTGCCCGAGGAGAGGCGACCGCCGGCGGCTTGCGGGATGAATCAAGCTCAGGCGGGGCCGGTGGAGTTCAAGTCGTAGAGCATGCCGTGATTGATCGACACATCGACCGTCGTGTCACCGGCAGCCGCATCGACCGCCACGAGGCCGGCGATGCCGGTCGTGGTCGCGGAGCCAGTGACCTTGAGGTTGGAGTGCAGATAGGCCACAGAGCCGGCGGTGAGAGCGCCGCCGGTCACCTTGTCGAAGGTGAACACGCCGCGAACGGCGATTGATCCCTTGGCACTGGCAGCGATCGGCCGGCACACGACGCCAACGACCTTGCCAAGAATGACCACATCACCGACGGCCTTCGCGGCCGACGGGGTGTAGTCCCAACTGTCACCGATGTTCTGCTTCAGAGTTGCCATCGAAGAGCCTCGTTTGTCTGGAGTTTGTGGTGAGCGTCACCCCGGCGGGCCTGGACATCCCAGGCCCGCCGGGCACGGATTACGCTGGCACGGCTCAGGAGGTCGCCATGCGGTAGCACGAGCGGCTTTCCGCCTTGCTCACGCCGAAATCGAAGTACCCGCGGACCTCGATGCCGAGGGTGTCGAACGAGGCTTCCGCCTGCTCGACAATCGGCGACCGCTGACCGTTGAGGAACCCGACTTCCATGACCGGCAGATCGTTCGGGTCGGCGCACAGCCACCACGTCGTGGACGAGGTGAGGTAAGCCGAATCGACGATCGTGAACTTTCCGGCCAGGACGTTCGCCTGGGGCTCGACGACACGGCTCGAGGTCGAGCCGAGCGAGCTTGCCAACAGCGTGTTGCCCGTCTGGATCTTGTCGGCAGTGATCCGCAGCCCGACCGGCACGAGCAGGATCTTCGGCGTGATGCCGAGCGGGTTGCCGTCCGGATCGCTGAGCGACCGGTAAGCAGCGTACGCAGTCTCGACCGAGCCGATCGCCATCGCGTTGCCGGCACCAGCGGTAGCACCCTGGTAGTAGCTGGCGTTGGCGGTCGCACCGACCTGGAACTCGGTCCAGAACACCGAGTTGAACTTCAGAGCTGCACCGCGGCCGAGCCGGCGGGGAACCGCCGTCAGAGCCCCGAGGTCGTCGTTGATGATGTCCGCCCTGGTGATGGACGAGATCCGTCCGTAGGTCTTTGCCTGGAGCGTGCGGGTCGCGTCGCCGGCATCCGCCGACTTCAGCCGCCCGTCGCCAGCCACTTCGTCGAACACGAAGCCGCCGTCGAGCCGAACGCCGGTGATGGCCTTCAGGTCGTTGAGCGGCCGCACGAGCGAGATCTGATCCCACACCGACTCGACGGCCTCGAAGCCGTTGAGGAGATACTTGTTGTAGGTCGCGGCGAGGATGTTGGAGATGTTGTGGGTCGCAAACGCGGCCCGCAGAATCACCCCGATGTTCCCGGCCGTGACCTTGTGGACACCGTCATACCCGCCCTTGCGAGCGGCGCTGACGAGGACTTCTTGCAGGCCGATCGTGCGCGACCGCTTGTTTGCGGCCTCGACCATCGGCGAATCACCGTACTTGGCTTCGATCTGCTTGCCGAGCCCGCCGACGACCTGCATGGCGGCGATCGTGACCTGATCGTCGTCGAGAGCCGGCTTGCTGGCGTGGATCGACGGCCCGCCGCGAACGTCGCGGAGATCCTTGAGGAGCGTCGCCTTCACCTCGCGGGTGACATCGGCGACCACCTCGGCACGAATCGAAGCGAGATCGACCTTCGGCGCGGCCGAAGCCACGTCGGAAGGACCGGTCGGCATCGAGTCGGTCTGCTGAACATCGGGGCCGGTCGGCATGACCTCGACGGCGGCCTGCGTCTCATTCGACATAGGAGACTCCCCCGCCGTTTTGGCGGTAATGGTGACGGCCGTCGCTGCGTCGGCCCCGAGGGTTACAAACGAACACTCCCGCAGCGTGGAGCGCTTTACGATTCGGACCGGACCTTGGAAGGTCTGCCCGTTGACTTGTGCGGTGTCGCCCGACGCGACGAGGTATTCCTCATCCACGTCAGCGCCAACGGATGCCTGCCACTGGTAGCCGCGGTCACCGAGCTGCACGACCTGCATGGCCGCTTCGCCGGCGGCGAGGATCGCGCCTTCGATGACGAGCTGATTGCCGACGGTGCCGGTGCCCTGGCCGAGAACGGCCTCGAGCGAGTAGTCGTGCCCGAAGACGATCGGGATCACCGACGGCACGGTCATGCCGGCAAGGTCGATGACGATCGGCTCGCGGCTCCACATCTGGCGGATGATTCCGCCCGTGTAGCCCACCATCGAGAACCGCGGAATACGCGGCGTCGAAAGCCCTTCGCCCTCGCCGTCAGCGTCGGCGCGAAGGAACTGCACGGCGGAACGGAGCGAGAGATTTGTCATGCGTTGGCCCTCTCGGTGATCGAATTGGCAAACGCCTGACCGGGGTCGCCGCCCCACAGCGCCCAGGCAATGCGGCCGGCGGACGGATAGCCGTCCTCGCCGGGGCTCCAGCCTTGCCCCTGCTTGTCCACCTCGTGACGGGCGAAGTAACTCGCCATCCGCTGGACGGTGTCGAGCGAGAGCGGTCTGCCGTTGGCGATATCGCGGGCGCGGGCCACGCCGACTTCAGTGCCGCCGCGGCCGAACTCACGACGCCACGCGAGGCCACGTTCGGCCTCGGCTCGCATCTCGGCGGTCGGCTGGTACGACTCGGCGGCCACGACGCTCGGCACGGCGGCAGCGTTGACGGCGTCCGACTGCGGGACGACGATCTGCGACGGCCGATTGCCGATCGTCAGGCCAAGCTCTGCCATCAACTGCCGCTCGGCAGCGATCTGCCGAAGCTCTTCGTCCCACTGCTTTCCCTGCCGGGCGTACTCGGCGGAGAGCGACGTTGTGAGCGTCGAGAGCTTCGTCTCGGTGGCGTTGCTTTCCTTGACCGGATCGATGCCGTCGTTGCCGTTCCAAACCCATTGCCAGTTCCACTCGCTGACGGGTGGAAGGTCGTCTGGGATCATGCCGGGGACGAGCAGAGCTTCATCGAGCCACGCGGAGAAGATGCGGTCAAGCCAGGATCGCTCGAGTTCGTCGCGGTCCACGCGGACGTTCTGATCGTGCAGCGAGCCGTCAAGGCGAGCGGAAGAGAAGTTGTAGGAACTCGCGTCGAAAGCCGCCTTGTGGTACGGCAGATTCACGCCGCGGGCGATCTCGCCGAGGATTGTCCGCGTAAATGCTTGGTGCGTGTTCGTCGGCTGTTCGGCCTTCAGCTGGGAGATATCCCAGCCCTCGGGCAGCGTGGTGAGCGTGCCCTTCTCGATCTCGATGGCGGCGAACGGGTCCACCTCGTCCACCTGGGCGGCGGGCGAGTTGCTGTGGACGAACGCGGCAAGGTCGGCGGCGATCTCGGCGGCGCGGATCACGGCCTCCGTGTACCGCCGCATGTTCGCCGTCAGCCGGAGGCACGGTGCCAGCTCAGAGATCCCGCGATGCTGGCCGGGGCGCGTCGAGCGGAACCAATGCAGCATGTCCTGCGCGGCGATGCGGTCGTACTCGTTGACGCCGATGAGGTAGTTAGAGCCGGGGTGCGACTTGAGGACGTGGAACGCGATCACGTTCCCGTAAACGTCAAGCTCCACGCCGTCCACGAGCGACCCGTCCGGCGACACCGTCTGCTGCCACTGGTAAGCCGGCGATGCGACTTGATCGGCCTCGATGAGCCGCAGATCGAGCTGCACGCCGCGCGAGTCGAGCCGTGGATTCGTGAACAGCAGCGCGAACGCTTCGCCGTCGAGGAACTTCGCCTCGGTGGCGACGCGGAGCTTGTCGGCCAGGCGGACGTGCCACGACCAGTCGTACCAAGCCCGGCCGATCGCACGATCAGCCACCGGATTGCCGGTCGAGAGCAACACCCGCGGCCCGATGCCAATGAGGTCGTTGCTCTTCGTCGTGCAGATGCCGTGGACGTAGGCGTTATTCGCCCGCTCGTACCGGGCGCGATTGCGGATGATCCGCCGCACCTCAGGCACGAGAGCGGCGTTCGCCGACAGCGAGTCGGCGTTGGCCCAGTGCCGAGCGTCGTCGCTCGTCTGCGCGGCGTCGTAGCGGGCGCGGACGGCCTGCTTGACGACCGTCACCTGCCGGGGCGCACGGGCAGCCGGTGCCTTGCGGCTCGCTCGCGCCTTCGGTGCGGTGCGATTCGCCATTCAGGTGGTCCCCGGCGGGATCAACTTGTTAAAACGCAGCCCGCGATTGCCGGCAGCCGTGGCAGCTCGACCGGCGAGGTACTTGTCGGCCTCGATCATGTCGGGGATCGACTGCGCGACGACTTCGCCCGCGTCGGTGCGGACAGACGCCGGCCCCTGCGCCACCGTGTCGATCTTGGAAGCAAGTTCGTCGCTCATGCCTCCACAGTCGCGGAGACGGCAACGGATCGAGAGGGGGTGTGGCTACGCCTTGTGGCGCTTGGTCACGATCACCCGCTTGCCGTCAGGGCCGGTCGGGATGCTGACCTTCTTCCGCTTCCGGAATCCGCCCTCGCTGGCAGCCGGCTCAAGGCCAATGATCGATGCCGCGACCGCGCACCCGACAAGACAGTCCCACCAGTGATTCTCGCGGGCGACAGACTTCCATTCGTCCACGCTCCGGCCGCGGGCCTCGACGCGAACCGGGAACTCGGCGACGAGGTGCTCGATCAGCATCTCGTGGTTGCCGGCGTGCAGCATGATCGCTTCCGGATCGCCGAGCCCGAGCCGCAGACGGCCTGAGACGAACGTCTTCCAGAAGTTCGTGTCGTAGGCGGCTTCGATCTGCGTGCCCTCGGCGGTCTTGCCGACGAGCCAGTTGAGCCCCGACCGATCGCCGCGATTCTTTCGCGGCCCCATCGGCGTCCCCGATGCCCCGACCCCTTTGCCGCGGCTCGGCAGGATCTGCGCCGCGAACGGTGACGACCGGGCAAAGTTCCGCACGACCGCCGTCGATTGGCCCCAGTTCGCATCGACCATGAGTTGCGAGATCCGCATCGGCACGCCGTCTTCCCGCTGCCAGTCGCGGGCCAGCAGCAGTCGCGCCGTCTCGTCGAGGCCGGCACGTAGTGCCGCCTCAAACCCTGCCCCTGGCGATGCGAGAGCCAGCGTCTTCCGAGCCGATCCGGCCTCGAAAAACGACGAGCCCTGATCGGGGTGGCTGCCGTAGGCGACGACGTGCCCGCCGAACGACTCCGACCACGACGCGACCAGCCAGTACAAAAGCCGGTCCTGCACGTCTACGAACGCGGTCAGCTTCGTGTGGCCCGCCGGCACGATCCCGCGGGCGATGTTCGTCGCCCTGAGCGCGAGCTGCCGCTTGTCCAGCTTGTCGGTGGTGATGTCGTCGGCCAGGGGCGAGTTCTGGAACTCGGCGTTGAACGCTGCCTCGCCGCGGTCGATCCGCAGATTCCAGGCGTGTTGGATCGCCGACAGTTCGTCGGGGGCTTTCCGCTCGGCCCACGCCACGCGTGAGCCCTTGTCCATCGCGGCTTGCCGCTGCCGGTAGTAATCGTCGGCCGCGCCGGTGCCGGTGCCGTCCCGCTGACCTTCACGCCGCAGCTCGGCGTACTGACTCCAATCGTCTTCGGCGTCCGGCCACTCGTAGACCAACTTGGTGCGTTCGCCTTGCCAGGACGGGTGCTTCTGCCGGTCGAGGAGCCGGTCCGCCAGGTCGTCGGTGCGGATGACGGTGACGGTGCAGAGCCCGGCGATCCGCTTGCCGGGGCCGGCGAGGCCGAGGATCGCCCCGGACAGCGTCCGCTCGCGGGTGGCACACTGCGAGGGGCTCGCGGCCGATTCGTCGGTCTGCGGATCGTCGATCAGCACGAGGTCGGGGCGGATGGTCTTACCGTCGGGGCGGGTGTGCCGGAGCCCTCGGATGCGGCCGGTGATGCCGGCCACGCGGACCGCGGCACCGGAAGACGCCCCGCCTGGGATTGACGCGAGCGTTATCTGATCGGAACCCCACTCGATCTTCGTCGGTTTCCCTTCACTGAGCTGACCGCGTGCCCGCTTGTTGATGCCCTCGAGCGCCCGGATCGGATAGGTCGCCTCTGGGTAGTCGTCGGCCAAGAGGTCGTTCTGCTCGAGGTGCGACTTGATTGAATCGAGCATCTGCTCGGCGATCGCCTGATCGGAGCCGATGAGCGTGATGAACTGCCGGTGGCCGTTCAGCAGTGCCCAGAGGCATGCCCACTCACAGAGCGTCGTCTTGCCTGAGCCGCGCGGCATGGCGAAGGCGAACAGCTCGCCGCGAAGGACCGACGCTTCGATCTTGGCGATCGCGGTCAGATGGTCGGGCGACCACGCCAGCGGGAACGACTCGGCGGCGTACGTCTCGCAGAACAGCCGGAAGTCGAGCCGGCAGGAATCGCGTCGGGCCGGATCGACGACTGCCGGCGGCGGGCCGATGTCGCGGCCGGCGGCTGAGACGCGGCGGGCTCGCCGTTCGTCTCTGGACTTGATGTCCTCGTACCGAGCTGCGTCCCGCTTCGCCTGGGCGTCGTCCGGTTGGCTTTTCTTGTCGAACTTCACCGCCATTCAGTCACCGGATTCTTTGCGGGCCAAGAAAACTGAGAAATCTTGGC